ATGCACAGGAATACTACATAAGAATTTCGGAACATCAAAACCAGTAGGACACGTTGGAAGTAGTGTTTTAAAGAAAGCAGAAACCGTTGTATTCATAGAAAAAAACGATAGTATAACTACTGCAAAATGTGAGTACTCAAGAAATATAGCTTTTGAACCGATTAACTTTGATGTTAACAAAGATTGGTTACCATACGAAACAGATAATAATAATATAACTACAGAATGGATATAAAAGAAAAATCTTGCAAAGGAATAAACAAAGCACGAATGGTTAAAGGTTGTGGTAAACTAACTTTATACAGAACTTTTGGATTGTGTAATAATTGCCTGTCTGATTTTCTATTTAACTCTGATGCTGGAAAAGTTATATTTAATAAAATAAACTTAAAAGTTAAGACAGATAAAGAAAAAGCATTTAAAAGCGATTTAAGAGCAAAACTTAAAACAATAGGAGAATATAAAGCAGAAGCAAGAAAATCGTTTCAAAAGTGGATAAGATTGCGTGATATCGATAAACCTTGCATAAGTTGTAATAGTTCAACTTCAGAATTATTTGATGGTGGTCATTTCTATAAAGCAGAAGTTTATAGTGGATTAATATTTAATGAAAATAATTGTCATAAACAATGCAGAAAATGTAATAGATTTATGAACGGAAACGAATTAAACTATCGAAAAGGATTAATAGAGAGATACGGAATAGATTACGTTACTAATTTAGACAATATTTGTGATATTAATCGAGTAAAAAAATACACCAAAGAAGAATTAATAGCTAAAAAATTGCAGTACGATATTAAAATAAAAGAATATGGCAAAAAGTAATCAATTTGCATTAAATCCTGAAACAAAATTAAAGTTAGTAGCAACTCATAAACAAACTTTGCAAGAGTTTGAAAAGATTATAACGTTTTTCGAGTGGAAAACTATGACTAAACACAAAGATTATTTATATAAAACATATGAAATATGAAAAATTCAACAGAAGTTATATTTAATAGTATGTTAAAAGCTTGTCCTGTAAATTATAATTATAATTGGTCATTCAATTTAAGTTTAGATATTAAATATAATAAAAAAGAATATTTAGGATTTAAAGTTTTTAAATGGAGATTATTAAAAAAAGATACTATAATTTTTTGTGATACTTGTGAAATAGATAAAAAGAATTTATTTGAAATCTGATGGAAAGTGTTGAATCAATGATAGCTATCGTGCAAGTTTACATAAATATTCACAAAAATGTACAAGTGAACGTAAAAATAGTTAACTTTGTCGAAATAAGAAAACTAAAAGAGGCTTATAACATAGCTTACAATTGGTTGAAAGAATATGAATTGAAACTTGAAAGAAATATTTAAACAACATAAACGCTGGATTAATATTGTCAAACAATTAGGCATAAATGATTATGCAGAGGATATTGTACAAGAGGCGTACCTTAAATGTTTAGAAAAAAAATCAATTAATGAAGCGTATTTTTATTTAACTTTGCGTAGTTTGGCATTCGATTTGCATCGTAAACAAAAGAAAATAATTAAAGTACCAATAGAAGAAATTAATATATCTATTGAAATAGATAAAGAGAACGAAGTATTTGAAATAGTAGACCGATTACATTGGTTCGATAAACAAGTTTTTTATTTATACTATGATAATAAACTTTCGATGAGAAAAATAGCAAAAGAAACAGGAATATCACTATCAACTATTTTTAATACAATTTCAAAGTGTAACGATAAAATATTAAAAGAATGGGAAGAAAAAAGAAAGCAATAGGATTAGGCGATACAATCGAACAAATTACAGAAGCTACAGGAATTAAGAAAGTAGTAGATACAATTTCAAAAGTAACAGGTTGGGATTGTGGTTGCGATAAACGTAAAGAAACTTTAAACAAACTTATTCCATACAAAAAAGCTAATTGTTTAATTGAAGAAGATTATAATTATCTTACTGGTTTATTTAGTAAATATTTAAATGAACTTACAATTAATCAACAATATAAATTGATTGAGATTTATGAAAGAGTTTTTAATATAAGATTGCAGCATAGTAACTGCTCAAGTTGTTGGAGAGATATAGTTAACGAATTAAAAAAAGTATATGAAACATTTAATGATACTACTGATAGCATTAACACTATTTAGTTGTTCAACAGAAACAGAAAACAAATCAGATTGCAATTGCGATAGAGTAATGTCTGTGCAAACGTTTAACGTATTAGGAACTTACAAAGCGGAGTACATTACGATAAACGAATGCAGTCAAGTACAAAAGAGTAAATCATATTCTACGACAAATTATAATAGTTTGCCAAAAGTAGGAGATTGTAGATAATTGAATAAACATATTTTTTTCATATGGAGCAAGAAGAACAACCAAAGAAACAACGAGGCGGAGCAAGGAGCAACGCTGGACGTAAATCTGTAGCTGAAGAACAAAGAGTAAATGAAATATTTTTAAGTGCCTTAAAAAGCCTTAAATCAGTTGAAACAGATGAAGATGCTAAAATAGAATTTGCAAAGGATTTGTTAGAAACTCAAAGAGGACAGATATTTATTGCAGAACATTTATTTGGTAAACCAAAAGAAACTATTGACCAAAATGTAAACATAAATAGTTTTGAGTTAAAAGACGTAATTAAATTTAAAGAGTAATATTTATTTTGTATATTTGTAGTTGTATTGTCGCAGATACATTAATAATTTAATAAAATTCCAACTATGATAAGACTGCGACCTTTGATTAGTTGGTTTTTAATTTATGGAAGTTTGGAAAAATATTAAAGATAGTTATTATGATATTTCAAATTTAGGAAGGATAAAAAGTTTACAAAGATATGTAAATACAGGCAGTGGTCAAAGATTAGTTAAGGAAAGAATTTTAAAACAATGTTATGATAAAGATGGTTATTGCATATTATGTTTAAGATTAGAAGATATTAAAAAAACATATAAAATTCATAGATTAGTAGCTGAAAATTTTTTGATAAAAATAAGCGATGAATACGATACTGTAAATCATAAAGACTTTGATAAAAAAAATAATAATGTAAATAATTTAGAATGGATTTCAAATATGGCTAACATACGCCATTATCATAAAAAACAAAATAAAAAATGTGTAGGAGTTTCTTATGTTAAGCAAAAATGTAAATATATGTCAAGGATTACAATAGATAATAAAAGAATATATTTAGGAATATTTGAAACAGAAGAAGAAGCTATAAAAAAATATTATGACTATGTTTTTAGTAATAATTTAAAAATACAAAATTACATTTGATAACACTAAATAATAAAAATAAAACTCTTTTTGAAAACGACACTCGTTATTTCATAGTTACTGGAGGGAGAGGAAGTAGTAAGTCATTTAGCATAGGTACGTTCGCGTGCCTTTTGTCGTTTGAACAAGGTCATAAGATATTGTTTACACGTCAAACAATGACATCGGCACACCTTTCAATCATTCCAGAGTTCCAAGAGAAAATTGATTTAATGGAATTGAACGCAATCTTTGAAGTAAACAAATCAGAGATTAAAAACCTACGCTCAAAATCTGATATTATATTTAGAGGTATTAAAACATCAAGCGGTGACCAAACCGCAAATCTTAAATCTTTGCAAGGTGTTACAACTTGGATATTAGATGAAGCGGAAGAACTTACCGACGAACTTACATTCGATAAGATTAATTTATCTATTAGACAAAAAGGAAAACAGAACAGAGTTATATTAATTCTTAATCCAGCTACTAAAGAGCATTGGATTTATAAACGCTTCTTTGAAGATAAAGGAGTGCAAGAAGAATTTAATGGAATTAAAGATGATGTTACTTATATTCACACAACGTATTTAGACAACATCGATAACTTAGATAGTTCTTTTATAAACGAAGTTGAGCGAATAAAAGAAACTAATCCGAATAAATATAAACATCAAATTTTAGGAGGTTGGTTAAACAAAGCTGAAGGAGTTATATTTACAAATTGGAAAATAGATAAGTTTCAAGATTTAGGAAACTCTATTTATGGTCAAGACTTTGGATTTAGCATTGATCCTACTACACTTGTTCAAGTTTCAATTGACAAAGATAAAAAGATAATCTACTGCAAAGAATTACTTTACAAAGTTGGATTAAATACTACTGAAATTTACAAAGAAAATGAAAGATATTGCGGTACTAAAAACTTAATCGTAGCAGATAGTGCCGAGCCTCGTTTAATATCTGAACTACAAAGCAGAGGTTTAAATATCAAAGGAGTTTCAAAACCTAAAATAGTTGACAGAATTGCATTAGTTCAAGATTATCAGTTGATAGTAGATGCAGATAGTACGAACTTAATTAAAGAACTTAATAATTATGTTTGGCACGATAAGAAGTCAGAAACACCAATAGACGATTACAATCACTTACTTGATGCTTTAGGTTATGCAGTTTGGGATTATATCGGTCAACCTAATCAAGGCACATATTTTATTTACTAATAGCAATACAAAACAAACACATAAACGTTATATAATTATGAAGTTACAAATTACAATACCAACATCATTAAAAGAGATTACTTTGGAGCAGTACCAAAGATTTGTATCTATTGCACAAAACAACAAAGATGGCGAATTTCTGCAACAAAAAATGATTGAGATATTTTGTGGAGTTCCTTTGAATTTAGTTCCTAATATTCCGTTAAAAGACTTCAACGATATTATTAACTTGTTGAATAATATGTTTAGTGAACAACATAAACTGCAAACGATTTTTAAATTAGGTAATACTAACTTCGGTTTTATTCCAAATTTAGATGAAATTAGTTTAGGAGAGTTCACAGATTTAGATTCTTATTTGGGTAATTGGGAAAATATGCATAGAGCAATGGCGGTTTTATATAGACCTATCACAGAAAAATTTAAAGATAAATATTTGATTGAGCAATACAACGGAAGTCATACTTATAGCGATGTAATGAAACATTTATCTATGGATATTGTATTCGGCGCCAATGTTTTTTTTTACAATTTAAGCAACGAATTGCTAATATCTACCCTGAATTATTTGGAGCAGAACAAGGAGGTGCAGCACTTGATAGACAATCACAATTTGGAGTTAAATGGGGATGGTATTCCAGTTTCTATACTATCGCTCAAGGCGATGTTAGAAGATTTGATGAAGTTTCAAGATTACCACTTACAACCTGTTTAACATTCTTGACTTTTGAAAAGGAAAAAATAGAAATCGAAAACGAATTATTAAGAAAACGAAATGAATAATTACTATAAAATAACGGAAGTATTAAGAGATAGTTTACTACAAGATGAGATTGTAAATAGCGTTTCACAAGGCGATATTTTTAATATTGATTTAAACAAACGAACTATATTCCCACTTGCTCACATAGTAGTAAATAGCTACTCGCAATCTGAAAGTGGTAACACTAATATTTTTAACGTTTCTATTTTGTTGATGGATATTTGCGATATTTCTAAAAAAGAAAATACCGATTTATTCTTTGGTAATGATAACGAAGCGGATATTTTTAATACTCAAATGCAAGTAGCAAATAGAATGATTGCATCTTTAAATAGAGGTCAGTTATACGATTTAGGATATAGGTTAAATGGTGGAGTAAATGCAGAGGCTTTTAGCGATAGATTTGAAAATAAATTAGTAGGTTGGACGTTAACATTTTCGATTGAAACCGCAAACGATATGACAATATGCTAAGCAATTTAGAACATACACAAAAGACACTTGAGAAGTTTAGAGATTACGTTATTCAGCAATCGAGAAGTAACCTTACAAAAGGAAATAAAAACTCTACTAAAAATCTTTATAACGAAATTAAAGGAAACGTAAAAGTATCAAAGAATAGTTTTGAGTTGGAGTTTGATATGCCAATGTACGGACAATTTCAAGACAAAGGAGTAAAAGGTTCTAATCCATCAGCAGTAAAAAATGGAGTACAGAAAGCTCCAGATAGTAAGTTTAGTTTTAAAAGTAAAATGATACCTACAAAAGTGCTTGACAAATGGATGATAAGAAAAGGAATAGCACCGAGAAATAAAAAAGGTAAATTTATTAGTAGAGAGGGTATGAAGTTCGCAATTGCTAAAAGCATAGCATCGCAAGGAATAAGACCGAGTTTATTTTTCACAAAACCTTTTGAAGCTGGATATAAAAAATATATTGATGATGATTTAATTAATCAATTTGCTTTAGACGTTGAAGATTTAATGAAATTTAGTTTAAAAGATATAAAATAATGGAAAGATTTAATTGTAGAAGTCCTTATATAATTACTATTGATGATGATGTTGACCAAATAGCATCAAGAATGGAAATTGAAATAAAAGACCAAACTAATACACTTGTTAATACTTACGAAATTAGTAAGACAATGTTTAGTCCTACGCAAACTGCAAACTATTACAATATAAGTCCTTATGCTTATGACTATTTAAATAGTGTTGATGCTGATATGTTTGGTTGTATTATTTTTATAAAAACTTACTATACCTTAAGTACTAAAGAAGAAATAGGAAGCACATCATATAATCTTATAGCTACAAATGGGTATAGTGACTATTTAGAGCCTAATTATAATGACAATAACGATATATTTATACTTCAAAAACAATTTACTAAAGGATTAAATTATAAAAGAAAAGGTGAAACAGATATTACAAATAGTCCCACAATTGATGTTATTGTTGATACAAATTTTATTACAGATTTAAGTGTTAAATATTCAAATGATGGAGCGAATGAAGTTATAGAAACTTATACACCAACAGGAAATATAGAATTTTATAGAATTAATTTAACTAATATTGATAGTAATTTTAGCCAATATAATACATTTGATATATTTTGTTACGGGTTTAGTTATTATCAAATACAATTAAATAATTTATGCGAACCAAAATACAACGTCAACACTTTAAGGTTTATTAATCGTTATGGTAGTTTACAATACCTTACTTTATTTAAAAATTCAACTCAAACTTTAGAGGTTAAAAGTTCAGATTATAACACAAATACATTCACAACTTATCCAAATTATAACACCGATTTAGGGCAAAAGAGAATATTTAATAAGAATGGAAGTTACACTATAAAGTGCAATACTGGTTGGGTTTATGAAATAGATAACGACGATATTCAAGACGTAATGTTATCAGAAAATTTACTATTAACTTATTTTGATAATGGTGTTGAAAAAACAAATGCAGTTACTTTGAAAAACACTTCTCAGTTGATGAAAAATAGTGTTACAGATAAAATGATTAATTATGAGTTTGAATTTGAGATTGCAAGTAGTGTAATAAATAATGTAGTATAATGGTAAATTGTGAAATATATATAAAAGTTAATAATGAGTTTAAAAGAATTGATTTATTTAAAGATGAAAAAATTTCTTTAACTTCATCAGTTCAAAATATTAATGACCTTTCAAAAACATTTACAGATTATACTCAATCGTTTACTATTCCAGCATCAAAAGTAAACAATCAAATATTTAACTATTGGAATGAGAATGCAGTTGATAATGGTTTTGACCAACGTATAAGATATGATGCTATAATCGAAATAAATACTATTCCATTTCGTAGAGGTAAAATTCAAATAGAGAAAGCAAATGAAAAAAACAATCGAGTTGAGAGTTATTCAATTACTTTTTATGGAAACACTAAACAGATAAAAGATTTATTCAAAGAGGATAAACTTTCAGTTTTAGATTACACAGATTTAAATCATAGTTATACTGCAACCGAAGTAAAGAATAGAATTGAAAATAATACATACGATGTTTGTTATCCTTTAATCGGTAATCAAAATAAGTATGAATTTTTAACAGGCGGAACGAATGATGTTTCAGTTGGCGGTACGATTGAAAAATCTATTGTATGGAATGACTTGTTTCCAGCTATTCCACTTTCAATAGTTTTTGAAAAAATACAAAGTCATTACGGAATTACTTTTAATGGTATTTTCTTTTTAACAACGTACTTTGAAAAATTATTTTTGTATTGCAAGAATATTGAGAAAACAGATGTTTATACCGCGCCTGTTAAAATTAATTTTACAAGTAAATCAGGATTTGCTCAAGATTTAGATTTAACAACAGATGAATTTACTATTAATTGGTTTCAATCAAATGGAACAACACCAACAACTTATGAAATTGCAGATTTAGTAATAATAGTAACTAATTCTACTATTCCTTATCGTTTAAGAGTAATGAATGCTTTTGATAATTCGGTTGTTCAAGTTTTTGATAACTTATTAGGGAATAGTAGTAATTCATTATTAAATAGCTCATCTACTTTTAATACCAGAAAATGGTATTTTGAAATTGAAAGCGCACAACCTTTAACTTTTAGCACTCAATTAAATATTAATAAATTTAATAATTCAGCGATTGAATTTGGAAATGCTCAAAGTAGTTCACAATCAACAACATCGATTATTGATATAGGCTCAAATGTTCCCGATATTAAAATAATAGATTTTTTTACTGGAATAATTAAAATGTTCAATCTTACAATTACACCAGTTGATGAAACAACTTTCGAAATTGAGCCTTTAGAGTTTTTCTACTCCTATGGTGATTTTATGGATATTAATAACTATGTAATCAATGATAGTGTAGATATTGAACGTACTAAACTATTTAAAAAGTTATCTTTTGCACACGAAAAGAGCGAGAATGTTTTAAATAATTATTTTAGAAATACGTTTAATCGTGGTTATGATTATGGAGATTTACTTTACGAAAATCAATTATCAAACGAGAGTAACACATACGAAATTAAAACACCTTTCGAGGATGTTATGTGGGAGCGTTCAACATTAGGAAATTTTCAAACTACATCATTAATTGATAAAGATTTAAAGCCATATAAACCAAAAGTTATTTTAATGTATCAGAATAATGTTCAATCTGTAACATCACCTATTAAGTTTTTTAATGGTTCTACTTATCAAAATATAAATAGCTATTTAAGATTTTCAAATGAGTTAGATGTGAACGGACAAATAGCATCTTTGAATTTTGGAGAAGAACAAAGCAGTTGGAATTTAAGTGCGTTAGCAAGTCTATCCCTATTTCAAAATTGGTATAGAAATTACATCGAGCAAATTTATAATATTAAAGCAAGAATAGTAAAATTAAAAGCAATATTTCCGATTACTAAATTAACCGATATTAAACTAAATGATAAGCTAATTTATAAGGATAAGAAGTATATTATTAATCAATTTACAACAGATTTAACAACTGGCGAAGTAGATTTAGAATTGATTACAGATTTTCGAGATATAAATGATTATTTCACAAATCAAAAGACTTTTAATATTAGTGGTAATTCTCAAAATGTAGAAATTATTGTAATGAAATTAAATTCAGAATATTATAACGTTAGTTATAGTGGTACTTCATTTAATAATAATACAGAAAACTCCGTTTTCATAATGCCAATTGACTCAAACGAAACGGAGGGAATTGTTTTAAAACAAATAGAAATAGACTATTTCAATCCAACATTTAAAAAATACATAAATATTTATCAAGATGCTTAAAAATATAATCGAATTACTGCAACTTACAGAACACTACGGAGTTTCTGAAAACATAGAAATTGCAAAAGGTAAATATGAATTACCAAAAACAATGAAAAAAAGCTATAATCAACTAAAAAGACTTATAAGAAATGGCAGAAACTAAAGTAGTAACGTTAGACGTAAATAGTAATATAGACGAAGCTGCTAAATCTGTAGGCAGTCTTAAATCACAATTACGTGAGGCACAAGCAGAGGTTGCTAAATTATCTGATAAGTTTGGAGCAACATCACAAGAAGCAGTTAATGCAGCTAAAAAAGCATCCGAGTTAAAGGACAGAATAGGCGATGCAAAAGCGTTAACAGATGCATTTAATCCCGATGCAAAATTTAGAGCAGTTTCTTCTTCTTTAGCTGGTGTGGCTGGTGGATTTTCAGCGGTAACTGGAGCGATGGGAATATTAGGTGCTGAATCCAAACAAACCGAAGAAATGATTTTAAAAGTTCAATCCGCTATGGCTATAGCTTCGGGATTGCAACAATTAGGAGAGAGTGCCGACGCTTTTAAACAAATGAAAGCGGTTGCTATTGATGCGTTTAAAGGAATTAAAGCAGCGATAGGAAGTACAGGAATAGGTTTATTAGTTATTGCTTTAGGAACTATTTATGCTTATTGGGATGATATTAAAGAAGCCGTTAGCGGTGTAAGTGAAGAGCAGAAAAAGTTAAACGCTGATAGTCAAAAAAATCTCGACCAAGAGAATGAAAAATTAAAAACTATTGGCGCACAAGATAATATTTTAAAACTTCAAGGAAAATCTGAAAAGGAAATATTAGCTATTAAAATAAAGCAAACTGATGAAGCTATACAAGCTACAGAAATAAACAATAAAAACCAAATACAAACTAATAAGTTAGCAGTAGAAGGTGCAAAACGTAATTATGATTTATTGCGTTCTTATATTGATTTTGTTTCAGCGCCTTTAAGATTTTTGTATAAAACAGGAGCAGAATCTATTAATGGAATTATAGATTTATTAAACAAAATTCCTGGCATAAATATAAAAAATAAATTAGATGAAACTATAGGAGATAAAGCAGCGGATTATATTACTAAGTTAGGATTTGACCCTGAACAAGTAAAAGCCGAAGGAGATAAAACAGTTAAAGAAAGTGCCGATGCTTTGACTAAATTAAAAAACGACAGGGCGGGTTATCAATTAGCAATAAAAGATATTGATAAAAAAGCTATTGATGACAAAAAGAAAGCCGATGAAGATGAAACTAAAAGACAAAAAGAGGAATTAGAAAAAAGACAAAAAGCAAATGAAGAATACTGGAATAAATATTTAGAAATAGGTGCTGAAAAAGTTAAAACAGAACAAGCTAATAAGGTTGCTTTTGACGCTTTAGATGCTGAAAATACTGCTTTTATAAATGATAAAAGTATAACTGATTTAAAAAATAAAAATGATAAAGAAGTAGAAATTGAAAAAGCTACTGCTGAAGCTAAAAAAGCAATTCAAGATGCTACATTTTCAAATATTGAGGGTGGAATAGGATTGTTAAAAGGATTATTTGAAAAAAATAAAGGCGTTCAAAAAGCATTATTAATAGCTGAAAGTGCTGCTGGTATCGCTAAAATTGTTGTTAATACACAAGCTGCAAATGCTGCTGCAAGATTAAAATATGCATTATTGCCAGGCGGTGCTGCTTTAGCTGCTGCTGAATCAGTAATGAATAATGTAAGTGCTGGAATTGGAATAGCTACAAACGTAGCTGCAACTGCAAAAGGTTTAAGTGCTTTAGGTGGTGGTGGAGGTGGCGGAACTGCATCAGTTGGTGGTAGCGGAACATCAGCACCAGCAGCACCGAGTTTTAATGTAGTTGGTAATGGTGGTACAAATCAAATCGCACAAGTAATGAATAATCAAGGTGTTGCACCAGTTCAAGCGTATGTTGTAGCAAGTAATGTGACAAGTGCGCAATCATTAAATCGTAATATAGTTTCTAACGCTACATTAGGTTAATTATCAAATAGTTAACTAAATTTTAAAAACACTTTAACAATCAATACGTTATATAAATATGAAAGTTTTTGAATTAATTTTAAATAATGAAACGGATGGAGTTGACGCAATTAGTGTAGTCGATAGACCAGCAACTGAAGAAAATTTCATAGCATTAAAAGAAGAACACGAATTGCATTTAGCAGAAGTAAGCAAAGAGCAAAAAATATTGATGGGCGCTGCTTTAGTTCCAAATAAAATGATTTATAGAAAAAACGGAAAAGATGAGTTTAATATTTTCTTTTCGTCTGAAACTATAAAACAAGCGAGTGAAAAATTCTTAATGGATGGCAATCAAAACAATGCTACACTAATGCACGAAAAATCTGTAAAGGATTTATCTGTAGTTGAAAGTTGGATAATTGACAATCCCGAAATGGATAAATCAAAAGAGTACGGATTTAGTTTACCAAAAGGAACGTGGATGATTTCTATGAAAGTTAATAATCCTGAAATTTGGGATAAAGTTAAAAGCGGAGAAATTAAAGGATTTTCAATTGAAGGTTATTTTGCCGATAAAATGGAAATGCAAAGCGAAAAAGAAATTTTTGAACAACTTAAAAAACTATTGGAAAATGTCAAATAAATCAACATCACCAAAAGGTGGAAAAAGAGGTTGCCTTTGTAAAGATGGAACGTATAACAAAGAATGTTGCGATGGTGAATTGCAAAGTCAAGGTATAGGTTCTTTAGTAGAAGGAGAAAACCACACAATCGTTAACACTAACGAAGAACGAGTAATTACAATTAATTAAATATGAACTACAAAAATGTTTTAAACAATGTTCGTGCTTTGCTTTCTATGGAAGTTAAATTAGCACAACAAACTTTGATGGATGGAGTTACCACCATTGAAGCAGAGGAGTTCGCTCCAGAGTTTTCAGTTGGGATTGTCACTCCCGAAGGCGTAGTACCTATGCCTGTTGGTGAGTATACAATGGCTAATGGTGATATGTTAGTAGTTGAGCAAGATGGAATTATTAAATCTATTGCGCCAGCTATGGAAGAAGAAAAAGAAGTAGAAGTAGAAGCTGAAAAGCCAGTTATGGCAGATGCTACTCCTAAAAAGGTAGTTGAATCAGTATCAAAAGAAACTTTTTTTGCAGAAATTGAAAAAATCAAAACCGAATTAATGAGTCAAGTTGAAACATTAAAAGCGGAAAATGAAAGTTTGAAAGTTGAGTTATCTGAAAAAACAGAAGCAGCTAAACCAATTTCACACAATCCTGAGAATGTAAAAAATCCAGAAATTTTCCAAATTGGAGCAAAAAGAGAACGCACTACAGAAGATGTAGTTTTCTCAAAATTATTTAAAAACTAACTAACAAATATTAAAAAATGGCTACTACAACAAGTTTAACAACTACTTATGCTGGAGAGTTTGCGAAGAAATACGTCGCTGCTGCTCTTTTATCTGCTCCAACTATTGAGAATGGTGGAGTTGAAGTTTTACCAAACGTAAAATACAAACAAGTTCTTCAAAAAATCGCTACTGATGGATTGATGAAAGATGCAACTTGTGATTTCTCTGCAACATCAACAGTTACTTTAACTGAAAGAATTTTACAAGTAAAAGATTTACAAGTAAACTTACAATTATGTAAGTCAACATTTCATTCAACTTGGCAAGGAATTGAGCAAGGATATTCATCTTTTGACTCTTTGCCACCATCGTTTCAAGACTATTTAATCGGATATGTAGCTGCTAAAGTTGCTGCACAAAATGAAACTGCAATTTGGACTGGTGCAACAGGTACTTCAGGTCAATTTGATGGTTTTGTAACTAAAATCGCTGCTGATGCTGCTTTACCAGCTGCTCAAGAAGTTGCGGGTACAACTGTTACCGCTTCTAACGTAGTAGCTGAATTAGGTAAATTAGTTGACGCTATCCCAGCTACACTTTACGGAAAAGATGACCTTTACTTATA